CTACGCTTCATCGAGCTCGGTCGCGTACTACGGGGCGCGTCTGGCCTTCCGCGGAAAATTCGTTATAATTGAATAGAGCGGACCTCGCGATTTCGAAAAAAGCGTTGGAGGGAGAGCCGTAGGCTGCTCCCTCTTTCTTTTTCTCGCGTAAGCGAGTCGATTTTTGAAACTAATTTTTATATGGTTGTATTTTTGTCTGTAAAACGTTCCATATATAGAACATTTTCACTATATTTGCATTGTGAATGATATAAGATATGGAATTGAAAACGAGATTCAAAGTAATAATGTCGAGTGAAGCCGATGCATTTCTTGACACTCTGCGCCAAGACGTTAAGGATAAAATTATCTATAATGTAGATAAGGTAGCCAATGGTTATATGGACAAAGATTTATTCAAGAAATTAGATGATACTGACATTTGGGAGTTTCGCACCCTGTATAAAGGTATTCAATATCGTCTGTTGGCTTTTTGGGACACCGACGCAGAAACGTTGGTCATTGCCACGCATGGATTTGTAAAGAAAACACAAAAGACCCCACGCAAAGAGATAAACAAGGCGGAAGCCGTCAGAATATTATATTTCAACTCAAAAAAATAAGTATATGGAAGCAATTAAATTTTATACCCTTGATGAAGTTAAGGATAAACATATAGGTGAGGTCGGTACACCGCACAGGGATAAGTATGAAGCTGAATTGCAATCATTTTTGATTGGGGAAGCCATAAAAAAAGCCCGTAAATCCCAAAACATGACCCAAGAGGAATTGGCACAAAAAATCGGTGTACAGCGTTCACAAGTATCCAAGATAGAAAGCGGACGTAATCTGACCCTTTCCACCATTGCGCGAGTGTTTAAGGCCATGGGTATGAAGGCGTCTTTGAGTATTTCCGGTTTAGGAAGCATAACTCTTTAAAAAAATAAAAGGCGGACAATCCCTCGCGCCGTTGTGTTTTGCGGTCCGGCAACAACTCGGGTGCGTACAGCGGTCTCGCTTGTGCGTACGCGAACAACGCTTCATCGAGCTCGGTCACGAACTACGGGGCGCGTCTGAAATTCTGTTGGTTAAATTAATCGGAGACCCTGCACAGGTACGAGATTACCACCGCCATTCTCCGAGGGATTCGAGCCTCGGCAACAGCATGATAATATATATTTATTAATGGAAAGCCGGAACATATCTTTAACCACATGTGGGGAGAGGTTGGACCACTCCCCACGAGACCGGAAGGCGGTCAGCGATATATACGATTTATTCCAACCGGCCGTAGCTGCACCTGCGGTCTGTTATCCGTTATATAATCTCATACCGGAGATTATATCCGATGAGAATTTGGAAAGGTCATTCAAGCGTGTCATGGCAAATCTGAGAAGTGCAGATACCCGAAGCGGGAATCGGCAAAGAGAGATAGCTGTAATAGATGGCATTGAATGTTCACCAAGAATGGTCCGTTATGTAAAAAACAAGCATAAGATACTTGATGCACTGAAAGAACAGATAGGTAACGGCACATTCCGTATAAAGAACCTCAAGTCGTTTACTGTGGATGACGGACCGAAAGTAAGAATTGTGCAAGCCCCGTCAGTCATAGAGCGTATTGGAAGCAATGCGATTATGGAGCCGTTGGAAAAGCATCTTTCACCCCTATTGATAGAAACAACGGCTGCATCCATACAAGGACGTGGACCGCATGGTCTGTTCCATCAGGTGCAGGATACATTGGCAGAGAACCCCAATATACACTATTATTATCAAAGCGATTATAAAGGATATTATGACAGTATCGACCATGATATATTAATCTCCACAATCAGGCGGTATGTCGGAGACCCTGTCTTATTGCCTATTCTTGAAAATTTTGTCAAAGCACTATATCCCAACGGGAAGCATGGCATAAGCAAAGGACTGCGTTCCTCACAATTCTTTGGAAACCTTTACCATAATGATATTGATCACCGGATGATTGATGAATATGGTGCAAAACATTACTTCCGTTTTTGTGATGACATCTTTATTCTCGGTGAGAGTAAACGTGATTTGTGGAAATTGCGGGACAAACTACACTATGAAGCAGCTCAAATAGGGCTGACAATAAAACCAAGCGAAAAAGTGGCTCCCATATCCGCCGGTATGGATGCCCTTGGCTTTGTCAACTACGGCGACTATACATTGCTACGAAAACGGACAAAAGTAAATGCAGCCCGAAAACTTTCCAAGATTAAATCACGGAAACGGAGACAGCAAATAATCGGTTCATTCAAGGGTATGGCCTGCCATGCAGATTGCAAACATTTATTTTATATACTTACCAAGAACAACATGAAGAAATTTTCTGAAATGGGTGTTACGTACACTCCAGCAGATGGAAAAAAACGCTTTCCCGGCAAGGTTATGCGTTTGAGTGACATCGTAAATATTCCAATTGAGATACATGATTTTGAAACAGGAATAGACACCAAAGAGGGGGAAGACCGTTATCTGGTATCGTTCCGCAATCCCAGGACTCAAGAATGGGGAAAGTTCTTTACTGCATCGGTTGAGATGAAAGGTATTCTTGACCAAATCAGCGATATTGAGGACGGCTTTCCATTTGAAACAGTTCTCAAATGTGAAATGTTTGACGGAGGCAAACGAAAATACAATTTTACCTGACGGGAAAAAGATAACATACTAATCCGCTCGGTATCCGCTACTTTTGTCGTAAATCAAAATTCACGCAATGGAAAAGATTTACGGCACAAAGAAGCGGCAGGATTGTCTTGTACGTACAGGACGCTCCAAGTGGATACTGTTTTATGGCTTCGGGAAAGATGATGAGAATAGTGAGAATGGCTGGGAGTACCGGCATACATTCGACCATAAACCCACACTTTCCGAAGTCAAGGAACTTGTTGTGTCCGCTATAAACACGGCTACGGAGGAAAAGATTATAAACGGCTTTGTCTGGAACGGGAAAGCGGTATATCTTTCACCCGAAAACCAATTAAACTTTTCCGCTATAGAACGTAGTGAAAAGATTCCTTATCCGCTTATTCTAAAAATCAATGAACAGGAAGATGGTACGCCCATCTATCATACTTTCGAGAATGCAGATGATTTTATTGCGTTCTCCCAAGCAGCGTGCGCCTATGTGATAAAGACTGTTCAGGAAGGGTGGAAAGAAAAGGATGAAGTGGATTGGACGGTATTTAATTTAAAAAGTAATAACGATGAAAAAGTTGATTGAATGGCTCGGAATGAGTAACAGGTGGAAACACCTCATAGGAGGACTGATTATCGGCATTTTTGCATTTGGTTGGTTTACCGCAATGTATGCCGGAGTTTTGACAGCAGGTGCTTTGGAATATAAAGACAAGGTGCATGGCGGTAGATGGGATTGGATTGACTTTGGTCTTACAGTAGCCGGAGCAATGATAGGACAACTAATAGAAGGAACTTTAATATGGAACAACTAAGCACGATTATCCAAGTTGTCGGTTCGCTCATCACATTAGTTATATTGCCCTTGTTATTGCTTAGAAGCAAAAAGAAAAAGGCAGATGCCGAGGCTGAAAAAACCGAAGCAGATAACATCACAGCTTATGCTGCTGAATGGAAAGAATTGTACGAGAAGAAGGAAAAGCGAGTTGTCGAACTGGACGCCAAAATTGACCACCTTTACGCCGAGATAACCAAGTATCGTGACGCTATCCGCGAGCTAAGCGAAAAGAACAGCGAGCTTGCCGTTCAGAATCAAGCACTGGAATTCCGGAAATGCAATAAACATGGTTGTGCAGACCGCGTCCCACCAAGTGAATATTAACCAAATAAATAAGTATGAAGATATTGATTGATAACGGGCATGGTGAAAACACTCCCGGAAAACGTAGTCCTGACGGTTCGTTGCGTGAATATGCTTATGCACGTGAAATTGCAGATAGAATAGCACATGAACTTTCCGCAAGAGGTTATGATGCCGAACGCATTGTTCGGGAAACAGTAGATGTTCCACTATCAGAACGTGCAAGGCGTGTAAACGAAGTTTGCGGACGATATGGAACGGCCAATGTAGTTCTTGTTTCTATCCACTGCAATGCTGCCGGAAACGGTGCAGAATGGATGAACGCAAGAGGATGGAGCGCTTATACATCGAAAGGCAAGACAAAGGCTGATAAACTGGCAACTTTCTTGTATGAAGAAGCTGAAAAAAACTTTATCAGTCAAAGAATACGCAAAGATAATTCTGACGACGATCCTGACTGGGAAGAAAACTTCTATATTTTGAGTAAGACAAAATGCCCGGCTGTACTTACGGAAAACTTTTTTCAGGATAACAAGGATGATGTCCTGTACCTTTGTTCCGAAGAAGGCAAACAAGCTATTGTTAAAACCCATGTAGAGGCAATAACCAGATATATTCAGAAGTATGGTAAAATGGTTTAAAGATATTGTAGCAATATTGTTTGTGGTATTATTTTTCACATCACTGTTTTTTAATGTGCGTTTTTGCATATCGAATAAAAAGTTACCTATAAATGATACCACAAGAATAACTGTTTTCGATACCATACCCTATTACAAGCCTGTACCCAAGGATAGTGCCGTTATTAAATACATCACGCAGATTCTTCCTACTGCAAAACCGGATAGTACGAAACAGACTCCGGACGTAGCAGATACGACTAAACCTCCAAATAAAGACAAAGACAGTGTTGAGGTTGAAATCCCCATTACGCAGAAGATGTATGAAACAGACACATATCGGGCTTATGTAAGTGGCTTTCATCCACAACTTGACAGCCTGATACTTTTTGCCGGGCGTGATATAATGACCGTAACAGGTAATTATCCCAAACCCAAGAAGAAAAAGTTCTGTATCAGTCTACAGGTAGGATATGGAATAACACTGAGAGAAACGCCGCAATTTTCTCCATGTCTTAGTGTAGGTTTATCGTATAATTTGTTTGATTTCTGATTATGATAGATATTATATTAACGGTCAATAAGGAAAAAGTATATGAAGAGGTAGCAAAGACCACATCGTACACCGGTGCGAAAATGGATGATGAGCTTGCCTACGATCGTATATTTACGACGGATGAGGATAAAAGCATGCTTGAACGTTTTTGGTGCGAGAGTAAGAATACCATATGCAACAGTTTAAAGAAAATGCTTCTTGACGAAACGGAAGCTGACAGTGAATACAGGCTTTCGTTGGGGCTGTCGAATTCATTCGATGAAGCTCTAAAAGAAAGTATGCAGCGTAGCTTGTTTTCATTCTTCGTGATGAATGTCACTGCAAAGTGGTACACGTTTACCAATAAGGAAGAAGCTGCCGGATATGCAACGGAAGCTGCTACCTATATGGAGGATATAATGCGTAAGGCATTTTTCAAAAGAAAGCCCATGCGCCCGACATACGAATAATCATTAATTCAAAATATTATGGCAGAAAATAAGAAAACATTAACCGTGACACAACAGGTCAAAGAACTTGTCTATGATATTCAGAACAAAGCGTATTTGACGGGACAGGCACGAGAAGCGGCCGGCAAGAGCTATCAAGTCGCATCCAATATGCAAGCAAGTGATGACGATGAAAACAGCTATCAGATACGTCGTTCGTTGGCCAATGCCTTTTCCTCTTTAAAAAGTCTGCTTGGAGAGTATCTCAATGAGGATAATACAACAAGCGATAACCTGATGGATGAAGAGATAGATAATAACGGTAAACTTTCATTGGAGTTTTTGCTTCCGTCTAACTATAACAACGCTTCGGCAGACGCACTGGGAAATGGCATACATTCATATCTTGTAGATATGGCACTTGGAGAGTGGTTTGCCATAACCAGTCCGGAAGATGCCAATGCGTATATACAACACTCCGGGGTGAGTCTTGAAAACGTGAAGCGTGCACTCTACAAACGCAGCCGTCCGGAAAGACCGACTTATGATTAATTGATGTTCAAGCCTATGGTATATTGTCAAAACAGCCAGTCTAAAACAAAAGCGGTAACACTTGTATTTAAAAGGGAAGAACTGCTTTACGATGCGGAGAATTATTCTTTTGTAGAGGGCGACATTATGCAAGCGGAAGATGAACACGCCAGACATCAAGTATTCGACATCGGTCAGGACGGTAATGTGGACAGAGTTACGAGAATACTTAACCTCGTACATTCTGAATGCGTGGAAATGTTGTTTCCTTATACGAAAGAAGAAATTTCCGATAAGCAGGAACCCCTTGATAATGTTATGACCGTGCCGGAAGAATACCTCATAACCCTTGTTTTGCCTGTGGAATTTTCATTGTCTACCGTGAAGTTGCTGAAACATCTGATACACGAATATATGGTCTGCAAGGTCCTTGCCGACTGGATGAGCATAACAAATCCCGGCAGCCAAGCCAACTGGGAAGATAAAGCCCGAAATATCCGAATCAAGATACAGACTTCCCTTGTTTCACGGAAAGGCAAGATAAGGCGAAAACTAAAACCGTTTTAAGAATAGACAAGAGCCGGAGTGCATCACGCATACCGGCTCTTTCTCCTTATAAACAATCTGATAACCTTAAAAATAACTGACCTATATGTTTCATTTATCGTAGTCTGTTGAGCATACGTGGATTGAACTGGACGCTAAATCCTAACAGGCTTTCGGATTTGTCAAGTGTACAAATGAGTGCAATTCTAAATGCTTTGTACGGTGTTCCTCTGAAACCACGCATATATTTGTCTGCACTGCTCCATACAGTATGCCAATTAAACAAATCATTCGAACCGTACAGTACTTGTACTACATGTCCCGATTTAAAATATCCACGTTGAATGATGGTATCTATTGTCTTGAACACATCTGGCTCATCCATTTTGAAAGGGCGGGTAACCACTAATGCCGTTATGTTTTCAGCAGATGATGTAGAAAAATCCACAAGTCTGTTTCCGTCAGCCATTGCTAATGCTTCCGGATACGAATTGACATTGTTCACTATGTCTGACAGCATCATTCCCCAAAGCTTTGACTTCAACGAAAACACATAAGCATAGCGTACAGCCGGGTTATACACAATGATATGCTGATTGGTATAATCATATATCATCCGGCAAGCGGCAAGAAAATCAAAAAACGGAATCATAGCAATATCGTCAAGAGCCGTTCGTTCATTTTCGCTTGCTTTTCCATTATAAACTGATAGAAGTTTATCCGATCTTGGCAAATCAGAAATAGAAAACAAATCTTCCGCATTTAAACTTTCTGATATGCACTGCACAGTAGAACCACTTATCAGCATAATACCTCTATTGGTGGCAAACAGCACTGCATTATCAATTTGTGTGATACTGTTCGTATTTATACAAACCTCCCGTGTTACAGGTTGCCGTGCTGAGTATGATCCCGTATTTGATACTTCTAAGGCCCATACACCTTCTGATGTAAAAGCATAAAGTGGAAACTGACCGAACTGTCCCTCTGATAAAGCTTTTACAGCCGAAGATATACCAAGAATAGTGCCAGTACCTATTGTATTGATACCGAGAACCGGAAAGTGAAATGGATTATTGATTTCTGATGTGTATATTTTGTTCGGTAAATCAATTATTCGCTGTTCACGGGGACTTGCTGTAGGATAATCACTAAGTCCTGTCGGAGGATTTTCCCAACCGGCAAAATAAAAAGCTCCGTTAAGGAATTTGTGCTGTTCAAGTGGTACTTCATAATATTGTGGTAATCCATAATGCGTCACAATAACTGCTTTGTATGCGTTTATATTAGGGTAGAACAAAAACAGCAATGGCGGATCCAATATTGACGCTTGATAAGATTCTCCATTGACCACTATGTCCCGACCATCCTGCTTGATATAGAAGTATACAGAAACAGGCATTGTTCCATCAAAATAAGTAGGGGACATTCCATCAAAATTAGCAACATATCCGTTGGTATATGTAATCATCGCTCCTGTGTTATACAAGTTATACAATTCTTTTTGAATGTTTGCGATGTTAAGTCTTGAATTATAAACAAACGAATAATGTGGAAGCAATTTATCATGACTGTCATAATCATCTGTCATAACTTCTCGTGTTACCAATGACTGTAGATAATCTTCTTCGATTACCAGTTTTGTACGTGTAGTGGAAAGTTGTTCAATACGGAGACTTTCAAGCAGGTAGAATTGCGATGTTGAACGAATATCCTCTTTTACATCATCAATACTTCTACGAGGAATCATCAAACGTCCACTTGGATAAGTCAGTCCGTTGGGGTCAAATGTAAAGGCATATAGTTTATTGAATGTATGATGTTGATAACGAATTGGAAATTTGGAGGTAGAAGCTGCTTGATTTATATGTTTGCATACACAATAAGAATTATAGTTTTCCGATTGTGCAAATCTTGTACATTTTCCGTTTTGGTCATAAGTATAAATAGGTTTTGAAACAAACACATCAACAGATCGAACTATATCTTTCCAATTTTTAAGCATATCAAGGCGAGACTGAAGAACAACGGCACAATCAAGGTCGTGTATCATTCCACATATTCGAAGTTGCGCATCTGTATACTTTCCCTTTCCCGTCAGGTGTGTCCAAAAAACTTGCGGTGCAAGGTCTGATGAAGCAATCATCAGAATCGGAGCCGAGTGCATTGTCAATGTTCCATCGTATAGCCGATAGGCGTATCTTACAAAGAAAGGAAAAATGAATTTGCCCTTATTTGTAGACCTTTCAGCAATAAATTTATTGATATGGGCAAGTACTTGGTCTGTAATTCGCGTTTTATTGTTATCAGAGAATTCATTCCAAATGCTGCCTTCACTAATAGCATCAAATGATATTGAAAATTCATCTGTCCGAACCATTTCACCCTGCAGCCCAAATGAAAGTGGGCATTCAGGTATTTTTGTACCAAGATATAAATATCCGTCATTATTTCCTTTCCAGAGAAAATAATGCATACCGTCAGTTGACAAGATGAGAAGCGTATTGCCAATAGCTGTTACCTGATATACCTCGTTAAATGAACGAAGAAAAACAGGCTGATGTGCGTCAGAACCATTCCACCAACTGATAGAATTGTTGTTAAAGATGATATAGTGCTTGAAGTTAGCCGATTTATGAATATACATAACCGAATCACCACCTTTGAATTGTAATACTTCGGATGGCGGCAATATGGGTTTAAGTGCACCGTTTTCAGGAATAACACCTATCGATGTTGCCAAGTCCCCATCGGCGCACTCATAGTCCGATGGGTTGGCAGAATACCCGTTGTATTTTATTTCTTTAATCATATCTTTCTTACAAAAGGAGTTTGGTAATGATTGGTAGCAATGTGCCATGATATTGGCTTTCCTTAGGCTCTCCAACGCATAATCTCGCCTTGTCTGTTACGCCCGACACATCAAGTATGGCGGAGCACAGCCTTTTAGATGAGGCTCTGAAATGTTTCCCTTGCCTATTGGATGGAAACACACATGCTTCATGCCGACCGCCGGTTGGTGAGCGGTATCTGACATAAAGATATAATTCTCCGTTCTCACTCATAATATCCAGGACATCACCTCGCGAGAGATGAAGTTGCTTGGCTATATGAGATGTAATGTCTATTCTTCCCGAAGAATAGAATACTATATCAGCCTTTCTTGTATTTCCTAATATACTTTCCATTGGGCTTTTCAATTTGATAATAGATGAGACCTTTGCTTGTATGATGTATAGACACAGACAGTTTGACTATACTATCACCGGGTAATCCATGCTCATAAAGCATAAGACCGACCGACGGGCACAGACTTTCAAAGCCTATGCACTTATACTTGTCATTATATTGAATATCGCATAGTTGAGTCGGTTGTCCGATATTTGGATTGACGGTGAAGCCGAAAGAATCTTGTCCGGCAATTCTGAAAACAAACACTTGGGCTGCATCGCCCTTTTTCGCCTTACCTTTGATATGGAGAAACAAGCGTTTGGATAGCGTGATTGAATTGTCGTTACCATCGGCAATCACATAGTAGTTACGTGACTGCCACCATGTTTTTAGTTTTTTGATAATCATAATACGAAAATAGAATGATTCACAGATTATTATGGTTTAACTTTTTACAGACGAATCGAAATATATCCGGCGTGAACGGAAAGAAACTGTTTCGACAAACCGGAATGACAGAGTTGTTTCGATTTCCAGTCGATGCCGATTGGCGGCTTCTTTTGTTGCAAAAATGTAAGAACAGATTTCTTGCTTTGTTGTTCCTTTTGTTGCTACAATGTTGGCATAATATTTGCGCCCGAAAAGGAATGCCATGATTTCTTTTAATACAGTTGAGTTCATATTGTATGATTTAATCAGTGAATAAATTTGTCTGTCGGGGTTCTTTGGAAACGGAAGAAACTCCGGTAATACTATTTACACGTTCAATTTCTCCGTCAATTTCCGTTTCAAGTGCCTTGCATTTCCGCAAGTTTTGTTGGGTGCGACACTTGAAATAGTCTTTCTGTGCTTTGCGCATCAGAACTACCTTGCTAAAGAATGTTTTTGCATCCATATGATAAATACATTAAAATTCTTTATGGGTTGCTAATTGATAATCTTTCTTTTCTTCTTCTGATAGTTCGTTGTAGCAGCTTTCGCAAACAACAGGGTAACCGTGTTCTTCTTCAAAGTACACGCCACAAAGTTGGCAACACAAACCGTCTATAATATCTTCTGCAATGCTCATGATTATTTCATTAATTCAAATTCATAAACCCACACCCACGGATTACTTTCCCATGTGCCTTCGCCGGACACTTTGTCAATGAGGTCGGCATAGGCATATTGAGGAGTAGAGTAAGAACGTCCCCATCCGAGCTTATCGGCGGCTTCTTTCAATGACATAGATGGATAATACCCAGTTATGTACTGAGGAGCTTTTGTCGGAATACTATGTACAATCTTCACAACACCTTCTGCCAAGCAATCTTCATCAGAAATATCCTGCAATCGCTGTATGCGGACGTTGGTTATCTTAATCTGATACGGCATCAGTTCGGCTTTCACAAACATTTTATTGCGCCAAGCTGCTTCGCAAAAAGCGAAAGGCTCTATGCCTATGTCAGCATAGCTCTGCGCAACGGCTACGATTTCGCCTACCTTGTATCGTGGCAGGATTTCTCCTTCGTCAAACTCACGTTCGTCTGCATCGTACATACATGGCCAGCCAACTACTTTCTTATCGGACTGACGTATATGTATGTTGAATCCGGCTACCCATTCCCCTTTAAATTCTCTCGGACATTTGATGACTCTTCGGGTTTGCGTCTTCCGATCATCCAATACAGCCTGAGTTAAGCCGTATTTATCGTTGAACATTATCTTTTTCATTGTAGTATTCTTTATTAAAGTGTCCGTTGGCAATCAGCCAATCAATCATGTTTATGACTGCATCGAAAATGTTTTCTTTCATAACCTCATGTTTGCAGTCATACCCCAGCTCTATGTACCGTATAAACCAAAATACATTATCAACTGAGATTTCCAAGTCTAAGTCAGGATGGTTGTCTTGCTGTGGAATTAGTGGGGGAAGTATCTCCAATAATCGAGACAAACTCCATGCTGGAACATCCTTGCCCCACAATCTATCAAACACCTCTTCACCGGTCATCGGTGTTCCATCTGGATGCTTATGAAAAGGCGATGCTAACTTTGCTATTCTTTCCGGCGTCCAAAACTTCCCTCTTGATGTTGGCGGCTTAGTTTGCAACTCCCATTTCAATGCAGGTACTTTACTCTTTGTGTAATGGTACACCATATCTGCCGTTCCCGGCTTTAGCCCCAAAGCGAGCAATCTTTTTGACTGCTCACGGGTAGTACATATTTGCGATTTAAACTCCATAATTTTTGTTTATATTTAATACACTATCGAATTATTGTAACCTCAAGTTTTCACTAACAGATTCAGCATGAATACCTTTACATATTTCCACATTTTTGCCGGTTTCTATGCCTCTCATAGCGCATAGAGCATCAATATCCGACTTTGATTCTCTGGCCTTACCAATCTTTTCTCCTTTAAGGAAATCATCTATTTCACTTTTTGTGGTACGTACAAGAGCTGTGATATTATTTTCTGTTTCCAATATCCTTTTGCTCTCATCAAATTTTTCTGAAAGGCCTATAACACAACCGTATAGGAATGATTTTAAATACATAATAAGGCTTTTGGGGCTTTTCCCGTATTTCCATATACAATCATGTTTATATTCCTCATAATTACGTTTGCCGATAGCTATAAACTGGTGAGATAAAAAGGAAATGAGATACAGAACTACTTCAACATTCTTTTTTCGTCCTATTATTTCAAATTCACTACGTTTCATTCTGCCATTATTAAATTTGCTAATAATAAGACTACGGCACATATTATATTCACAAACTACTGATATGAGGTCACTATACCATCTACCATTTGTGCTTATTTTGAAAGGTATTTCTTCTGATACAATTGGATTCTCTAACTTCTCTTGCTCCGGTATATCGTTTTCAGTTAGATTATACTCCATCAACAAGCGTGTTATGCCTGCCGCAGCTGCATTTGCTTCGCCTTCGTTACCCAATGCAGTAGCTGACTCTTTTAGATTCATTAGCTTGCGCAACTTCTCTAATATTTTATCTTTCTTTGTTTTCATAATATTTGTTTTTTGATATTAGTTAAAACTGATTGCCACGTACCTATAGAACCGTATGTATCCGAAACAGTAAGAGGGATTCTCTGTATTATCACCTATCTCAATTCGCACGTTATAGCCTTTCATCCGTAAAAAGCGTGCGGCTATTTCGTAGACGGTGTATCGTTTCTCATGAATGTCCCAGTAACTGATTCCACGCTCTGTCTGAGGAATGCCTTTTTTCAGAATCTTCTTAAAGGATTTGATGGTTCGTATGATTTCTTTTTTATTCATATTTGTTCCGATTTGAATTATTTGTTTAGAATCTGCTTCATACACCTGCGGAACTCTTTTACAGATCCGGGATTCATGTTTTTACTAAGCATAATTTGGAAAATCTCCACCGGATTATACTTTCTGTATTCAACAGGGATTTTGCCAAATACTCCGTATTCTAAGATCGTATCTCTGATATCCATTGGAATTTTCAAAACTTTCAATGCTTTCTGCTGTTGTGGAATTGAATACGGTTGATAATTACTATCCCAATTTCCAAATACGGAAGTGACATAAAGAATCTTTTTTGCTAATCTTTTTTTCATATCTTTCCTAATTTGTTTTGAATTTATTTATAGTAGTATTTTTGTTAAACAGAGCCATAACAATCAATGCTAAAGCTACTTTCAATAATTGCTTTTTCCCAACAATTACGACATTACTACGATTTAGCCCATCATCAGTCTTGATACTGTACCAATTCTTATAAGGTGGCAGTACCTTATAGATATATATTTTCCCAATTACCTTTTTCATACTTATATTTTCAAATTTTATAATCCGTTATTCGTTAATTGGTAATTTCATAAAGCACATCCACATGGTCTTTCCATGTCTTCCGGTGGTATGCCCAAACAGAGGTTGCCGTTCGATAGCTTTCAACACTTCTTTGACTGTTATTTGGTCTTCATTCCATTTGAAAATCAAAACTCCGTAGTCTTCCAGCACACGAAAGCATTCATCTACGCCCTTCTTTATCAATCTTGGCCAATCTTCAGGAAGTTTACCATACTTCTTGGCTAACCAACTATCTTTACCAACCTTTAGCAAATGGGGGTGGATCAAACACTACCAGTTTAAAGGATTTATCCAAAAACGGCATATCGGTAAAGTCCGATACGATGTCTGGGTGGACTTTCAGATTTCGGCCATCACAAAGAATGTATTCTTCGTCCCTAATGTCAGCAAACAAAGCCAAAGGGTTTTCTTTATCAAACCAACACATTCGGCTACCGCAACAGGCATCTAATATGATTTTTGTTTCACCGTTCATTTCTTACTTTATTTGAACAAAAGCTCAACTCTATTTCTGTAACTTATTTCTGTTTTCCCAGATTGTAAACGTTGCAATGCTTCTTGGCACTCCTCATCGGTTTCAAACCCCATACCGAACACTAAATTCTCTGTACCTCTTATTTTTTCCTGTAAATCAACAATAGTGTAAAGTACCGTTCTTTGGGGATTGAAAGGCTTAGTACATATTAGATAGCGGGAATCACAAGCGCGAATGGTGTATGCGTTTCGTTCACCGACAAAATGTATTTTATCTCCTACTTTAAATTTTCTCATATCTGTTCTTATTTTGAATTTTTATTCATTTCTTTTTCCGCAGCTCTGGCCCCTTTCTTGAAACCCTCTACAAAGCTGTCAAAACAAGCTCTATGGATTTCTAAAGTGCATCTTTGCATAAGTGGGCAAATCGAACATTTTTGGCTAAGCCCTGCGGACTTTTTAGCGAGTTTCGTTACATTTTTCATTGGTTTATCCTTTCATTCTGCCTAAAAAAGCAAGTTTAATCACATCATATTGAGTTCCTATCCATGCAAATTCCAACATGGCATTATCATCTGCAATGTCATTAATTTGCATGATTGGGTAGTTACCCTGATTTGTGCTATAACAAACACACGAGCTATAAATAAAATCCTCAACCTCTTCTTGACTTCTTGGTACATTGAAATAACTGTCAAGGCTTCCGATTATATGCTCTTTCAAGTATTCGGAACTATATGCAGCAGCAATTTTATCTTGATTTCTAAGTGCATATCTCATAACTCATCTTTATCTCCTAATTCAGACAACGCTTGTTCAAACTCTTTGAGTTTCTTAATGGCGTAATCTCTACGATAAGTGATTATATCACGACTTGTATAATTTGTATAGAACCGGTCTATAAGGTTTTGAACAAAAAACCTTTCAGGCTCTTCGCAATGATTCAATAGAATTACATAATTCGTGTTTCGTGGGTGGAAACATAAGAATCTATAATAATTCACTTTGCCGCAAGAACATTCAATTAAGCGTTCATCAGTCTTTAATTTCCTAATGTCTTCAGTATTTAATATAGGTTTCATAAATTAATCCTCCATATTAGGCGTTATATCTTGAAAATAAGCCCATTTGACAATATTCGTAAATCGTGAATACCAAATGCTATTATCTTCTTTGTGATAATATCCGCATCCATAGGTGCCGTCTTTAAGGATATAGAGGCAAAACCTGTGCTCCTCTGGCACCTCGCTTGCATCATGCCACACGCTATTAATGCGCCATTCTGCACCTTTTATGAATGAACCCTCTACTAATTCATCGCATGAAAGTCCATGCTCGGGACACTCGTCTATTGAATGGTATTGTCCATATACACCCATTGACTGTGCAGTTGTGAGTCTACATTCTTCTGCCGCTTTTTCAATATCTTCTCGTTTCATCCTTTACCTCCTTTCTTCAATTCTGCAATAAGAGCATCAGCACCGCTAATGCTCCACTGGGCTAACGTTTCGCTACTTGCATCCACACACTGATTATGTGAATTGGCTGAAAATCCTTTCATTAGCTCTTTCGCAATCTCGTATCTGCGTTGTTCCCAGTCTATGGCTTTTTCAAATTCAAGTGCTGTTCCGGGTATTTTTCTACCGTCTTTTGTTATGAATGAA